ATATTCATATATTAGATATTGTATTAAAATATTATCTCAATGAAACAATTGAAAAAATAGAACAACAAACAAATATAAAATCGAAAATGGTATATGATTTTTTAGACAATAGTAAAGTATTTAGTCCTAAAATAAAAGACATTGTATTAAGGAGCAATATAAATATACCATTTACATTAGAAAAAGAAGAAGATTTTTTAAAGTATTGTTATCGAAATAATATTGTAGGTTTAAAAACTGAAAATCCCTTTAATGAAAATTTATTACGAATAAGTTTATACAATGGTATAACGATTGAAAATGTGAATACTCTTATTAAAACTATGCAACAATATGAAAACACTTTTCACAATATTTATGACCTTAATAAATATTGAATGTTTTATACTTTCAATTAATTCAATTATTTTTTTTGTTTTACATATTTGAATATTATGTTTTATTATTAATTTAAATTATAAGACAAAATATTTTTAATAGTAAAATTGATGATTTAGGAATAAATAATATTTTATAAATGGATAGTAAAATTAATAATGAGACAAAATGTAAAAATTACAAATGGTGTCAAACTATGATTCCAAATAACTATTTTGAAAATAGTTTGATTTGTGTGTATTGTACTATGGCACCAGAACAAGTACCAAAAATCATAGATAATATCACTTGTCGATTATGTTACAAAATAACACATGGAATAAAACATCCAAATTGCAACCATACATTTTGCATTGAGTGTTTTAAAGAATGTTATCATGTTTCTACAAGAAAATTAGATGAATTAATATTTCCATATGCAGAAATGGAAGATGACTATTTGAATGATCCATATGACCCAAAATGGGATAAAGATTATCCATTGATTCAAGAATATTATAAACAATATAGTAAATTAGAACAAGAAATAGAAGATAAAATAGAACATAATATTCTTAATATTTGTTTGTTATGTAAAATAAATATATAGATTAAAATAATATATAAATGAATTATATAAATATAGTAAATGAGTGATAATATATATATATCTTTTACATGTCTTCCTAGTAGAATAAATAATCTTTCATATATTATAGATTATATATTTAAACAAACATTAAATTTTGACAAACTTATTATTAACTATCCTAAAAATGTATTACGGTTAAACTCTAATTCAAATATAGAAGAAGTCAATAAAATTATAAATGATAATAATAATAGAGACAAAATTTATCTAAATATTACAAATGATTATGGACCTATTACTAAAATTTTTCCTTTGATTTATTTAGATTTTATTAAATTGAATGATATCATTATTATTATAGATGATGATAATCATTATAACTACAGTTTATTTAAAAATTTGTATAATGAATTTATAAATAATGATGATATTGCTATTTGTGTTTCTGGATTATTGTATCCTACTAAATTAAATAGTAGTTATTATTGTTGTACACCTAATAGTTATTGTCAATTAATGGAAGCATCATTTGGATATATTATAAGACGAAATTTTTTAGAAAATGATTTAGAAAATTGGACAATTAAAGCAAATCATTTTGATGAAATAAAACAAAATAATTTTTTTAATTCATTTTTAAGTGATGATTATGTTATTTCTAGATATTTTGATATTAAAAATAAGAAAAAAAAAGTTATTAATTATACTTTTGAATTAAATAAAGGAAATACTGTAATTAAAGATAAAAATATTAAATCAATAGATTCATTATGTGGATTAGGCCATAATTTAGATAAATATGTTAAAAGTGAAATAGAATTAAAAATTAGAAATTTGGTTTAATATAATTATAACCATGGTAATTCACTTTCATAATCCAAATTATATTGTAAATAATAAAAAAACAAAATGAATTGATATTTAGATTCTTCAAAATTAGTAGAATCATATAAATAGTCCAATTCTTTTTTTATATATTGATTGTAAGCATTATGTCCTTTATAATGGGTTAATGTATTGTTTGGTAAATTTAATTTTTCAATACCGTATAAATTTGGCATTATTTTAATATTTTGACTACATCCTACATCAAATTGTATGTCTTCAATAAATAAATGATTTCTAAATTCTTTTGGGATAATATGATGATCTTGAACTAAATCTTTATATCCTAATTCATATTTGATTTGTTGGCGTTTTTTTGACCCATATCTACAATGATCTCTTTGTTTATTATAATTGAATATAGAATAATGTCCAATAATTTGATATAATAGAGACTTATTTAAAGTACTGTAATATATATAACATTGACTTATTTTCATTATAATATATAATGAAAATTATTTATTTTTGTTTGTTAAATATAGTATTAGGCATATTAAATCCGTTTATATCTATACAACCAGCTGGTTTGACTGGATTTTACACATTAGGTATATGTTCTTATATGAAAGAAAATTATGATTTGTCTCAATACAATGTTATGGGTTCATCTTCGGGTGCATGGAATGCATTATATTTAGTAAATAAAGATGAAGAGTTTATTCCAAAATTATTAAATCAAGATTTTTGTCATTATTCAGAAAATATTCATGAATTACAACAAAATATGAAATATTATTTATTAAATACCTATATAATTGAAGATTTTGATTTAGATCGTTTATATATATGTACATCAAGTTATCATAAAGTTTATTTTAAATTAAGGGTTCATCATTATTTCAAAGATTTAGAAGATGTCATTGATTGTTGTATAGCAAGTTCACATATACCACTCATTACTTCATATTATTTTTGGAATACTTATAAAGATAAAACAACATTTGATGGAGGGTTATTTAATTTACCAGATTTTATATATAGTGAAAACATTGAACATAAGATAATACTAAATCCTTATATATTTGAATCCAAATTATTCAAAAATTTTCTAAGTAATATGATAAAATATGATATAACAAATTTAACTTCATTTTATAAACTAGGATTAAAAGATTCTATTAAAAATAAAGAAGTTCTAGATTTATATTTGAATAAGGATATAAATATTTAAAATAATATATTTTAATGGAACAAATGTTTAACAATCAATTATTAAATAATCAATTAATAACTATGATGTCATTAAAAGAGAATGTTAGCATATATCAAATATTTATATCTATTTTTATGATGAATGCAATACAATATATTCCAATAGTTAAAAAATATGTATCAGAATATTTGAAAAAACAAATAGATTTAAAAAAAAAAAATATAACTATTTTTAAAGATTCCGAAAGTAAAAAGATTGAATCTTCAATTACCTTTATTCAAAAAAAAGCAAATGATAATATCATATTTAATGCTATTAATTATTATATAGTCAATCATAATAATTCCAAAAATTTAAGATATTATAATGAGTTTTCTGTTATCAATGAAGAAAAATTTATATTAGATGAAAATTATGAATGTATTGTTAATAATGTGGGTATAGATGAAGATGAAAACAAAATATATAATATTGAAATTTTATCTTATACAAAGACCTTAAAAGAATTAAAAAGTTTTGTTGATAAAATAAGTAAAACCTATTTATATGAGCAAAAAAATAAATTAGGAACACAAAAATATTTCTTTGACGAGAAACATGTACATTTAGGAAAAGACCAAGAAGGAAATATATATTTAGATAAAGCACCAAAAAATATAATTTTTACAATGACACCTTTTAATACAAATAAATCATTAAAAAATGTATTTGGAAATCATTTAAATATTGTAAAAGATCGTGTAAGTATGTTTATGAATAATAAAGAATGGTATTGTAAAAAAGGTATACCATACACATTAGGAATTTTATTACATGGACCACCTGGAACTGGTAAAACATCTATTATTAAATCGATTGCGAATGATACGAATCGTCATGTAGTAAATATTAAATTATATAAAGATACTACCCAATCACAATTACGAAATTTATTTTTTGACGAAAAAATATCAGTATTAAATGATGGAAAAAATGAACATTTTAATATTGCAATGGATGAGCGTATTTATGTGATTGAAGATATTGATTGTTTAACTGATATTTTACATCAAAGAAGTGAAACAAGTAAAAAAGAAGAAACAAGTAAAAAAGAAGAAATATATTATGAATCATTCCAAGAAACATATGAAGATCCGCAAGGATTTGCTTTTCAAAATCACATTATATCAGATATAGAAGAAAATAAAGAAATAAAACCATTTAAGAAAGATGATAATCTATATAGTGATGGTGAACAATTAAATTTATCTTTTATTTTAAATTTACTAGATGGAATATTAGAAACACCTGGTAGAATTTTGATTGTTACCACAAATTATGTTGAAAAATTAGATAAAGCTTTTATTCGACCTGGTCGAATTGATATTAATTTGGAAGTAGGATATTGTGATTTATCTATGATAATTGAGATGTTTAATTTTTTTTATGAAAAAGATTGTAATTATTTATTCAAAAATTTTAAATATGATAATTTAATTACACCTGCCGAATTAAATAAACATATTTTAAATAATTATAATAATTGTGAAAATGCATATTATGAATTAAATCAAAAAAATTGAAATTGAAATATAAATATGTTATCACTAATGGATGTTATTTGTGAAAGGTGTGAAATAAAAAAACCAACATATTTTTTTAAGTCTATACAAGGAGTTTTAAATCCAATTTGTAGTAAATGTTTAAATATAAAAAAAAAATATATTAATTATTATGATTATAGTGAAATTAAGAGATTTAAAAAAAAATAATTTAATAATATAATGGATTATAAAAATAGTATTTTATTTACTACATTATCTTGTTTGGTCATTATATTATTTGTATATAAATATGCGTTTGTAAATAATAAACCTCATTGTAATCATTTTGTTACCAATGTATATTTATATTTGGCTCTTTCTTTTTCATTGGTTGGTTGTTTTATACATATATATAATTATATATTTAATAAACCAGATGAAGTAAGTAAACTTATACCAGAAAAGAAAATATATAAACAAATATATCCTTATATATTTTCGTCTTTTGTAGTATCTATACTTTCAATCATTGCTTTATCTATACGTCCAATGTTTGGTAAAGAAGGGTTCTTAAGTAATCATATAATATGGTTAATATTTTTAGCTTCTATATCAATTATATTGTATCCATACTTTAAATCAATTGAGTTTTCGGATGTTTTACAGCGTGTATTATTAATGACTTTTTTTATTTTTCTAATTATGTCTTCATTAGTATTTGTAATACCAGATTTTTTACGTAAAACATATTATAAAGCCTTAATTGGATTTTTAATTGCGTTAGTTGTTATTATTTTTAGTGAATTATATTTATTATTTACACAAAGTTATGATAAGAAAACATATACTTATATATCGTATATTGTTATTATATTATTTTCTATGTTTATATCTTATGATACATCAAGATTATTTTATTATGCTGATAAATGTGTAAATTCGCCTAATTATCCATTGGTTTCTACTAATTTATTTTTGGATATAATAAATATTTTTGTACGTTTGATGGGAATAAGTCGCTAGATTATTTATAAAATGATAATTGATCTATCATTTTATATGAATAAATTAAATAATGAATAAATTAGAGGCTTAATTGGAGTAAGCTAGGCCACCCATACCGGACATAATACGGAGTACATTGTAGTTTCTAGCGTATACACGTACTTTGGCTGTATTGGTGCCCGAAACAGTTGCATTCGATAGAACCAATTGTAGAGTAGCATTGTCAATACGACTGAAATTGCAACTGCCCGAGGGTTGTTGTTCTTCTGGGCGTAGAGCAAACGAGTAAAGATTGATACCAGTGTCTGGCGATCTGGTGTGGTGTTGGTATGGTTGTACTTGGTCGAAGTAGGTTCCTTCACGCTCCGAGAATCTGTCTTGGCCATTTAGTTGTAGTTTGGCAGTTACGACTGGATTTTCACCCCAACAGTGCATGTCAAGAGAAGTTTCAGCCATAACGAAAGTACCAGCGTCCGATACACTCGAACCTATAGCGCCTTCAGAACCTTGCCATTCACTAGAAATAGGAGTGTAGTTCACATTATCAGCATCCGGAACAGCAGCTTGTTGGAATAGTCCCGAACTACTGATGAAAGCATTCGCACCCTCTACGCCAGCTTCAGAACCGAATGCTTTGACCGAGTTTGGTAGAGCATCGATGGCGTCGGTATAATTGAATGGTTGAGCACCTAGAGCTTTGAATAGGGTAGTTTGGGTTTGGGTCGACGCACAGTAATCGACATTGCAATCTGGTTGTACAACCCATATAAGTTCTTTACACGGGTGGTTAAAGTTTAGACGGATTTTGTTCGACGAAGAACCAACCGATTCCGAACCAGTGAATTGTAGTTGTTCAATTAGGTATTCGGCAGGGTTTTGTGCCATACGTCTGCGTTCATCCGTGTCTAGGTAGATGTAGTCTACGTATAGCGAAGCCGAAACAAGCGATTGAGCATAAGCCGAGGTTACTTTAACATCAGACGAAGTGCTAGCAGTTAAATCGGTTACAGCCCATAGGCATTCATCAATGGCGCGAAGGTCTAGGTTGATTTTTACTTCGTGGTATTGTAGAGCAATTAGAGGAAGAGCAAGACCTGGGTTGGTGCAGAACCAGAATTGTAGAGGAATGTATAGTGTAGTTTCTGGTAGAGCATTACGAGGAGCACATACTTGTCTAGGAGCGTCCGAATCACACGGGCCATCAACATCCGCGAACTCTGGGTCAGTCATGAAGGTAAGCTGGGTAGTTTGGCCAACCATTTTTTTGTAACCAGCTTCTTGGTTTTTGTCTAGGGTAAGTTGGTTCCAGATTTGCATCCAGTCGCCATAGTGTTTGTCAATACGTTGACCACCAATTTCTACTTCTACTTGTTCAATCAATTGGTGACCAGGGTAGTCTAGCCAGCGAGCATATACGGAGCCAGAGCTGTTTAGGTCTTGGTTAATTTCTGGTAGAGTTACTTGTAAGTAAGTGCGGTAAGCAAGGTCACCATTACGGGAAATGGTACAGTTTACACGGCGACCAAAATCGGCTTGACCATTAAAAGTTTGTTCAATAGATTCCATTGCGAAGTTACTGTGTCTGCGGTAAGTTACTTTCCAAAAGGTAATTTGAGGATTACCAGTAAGATATACATCTTGTGCACCATAAGCTACTAATTGCATTAAACCTCCACCCATCTATAAGATAGTAAAAGAAAAAAAAATGAATTAATTCATTTTTTTTTTTGTTTTGGACTTATTATATTTTATTAAAAATTCTGGTAATTTATGAAAAGAATTATTATGTTTTATCAATATAAATTTGTTATCTTTAATTTTAATTTTCCAACCTTCTTTTATTGCACTAAGAATTAATTTGATTTGATTATTCATAAATTATAATTAGAAAACAAGAATATAAAATAAACTATTATAGTATTATATATATGAAAAAAGATAGTACTATTGATAATTATTATAATAGTTTTATATCAAAAATAAATAAAGAACAAGAGAAACTATTAAAAAATATTCAAAAAAATGAAAATAATGAAGAATATACTAAACTAGAACAAAAAAAACTAAAAAAATTATTAGATAAAAAAAATGAATATTTTCTAAATAATTCAAATGATTTATTTAATTACTTTGAGTCTAAACAACAAATAGAACAAAATAAAAATCCAAAGAAAATCATATCTTTATTTTTTAATAAAGAGGAAAAAAGAAATGATATACAAGATAGCCTAAATGATAGTATTAAAAGATATATTAAAAGAAATAATTATCTAAATTCGAATATGGATGAATATATATATAACACTGAATTATGTGATAAATGTCATAAAGGTGAAATGATTAAAGTATTACATGAAGGTATATTATTATGTAATAATTGTTATTCAAGTACAATATTTTTTGTGGATAATGACAAACCGTGCTATAAAGAACCTCCTAAAGAAATATCTTTTTATGCATATAAAAGAATTAATCATTTTCGTGAGATTTTGTCTCAATTTCAAGCAAAAGAATCCACAGATATACCACAAGAAATCATTCACAAATTAAAGCAACAAATAAAAAAAGAGAGGATTGAGTTGAGTGAGTTGAATAATAAGAAAACAAAAGAGATATTAAAAAAATTAGGATATAATAAATATTATGAGCATATACCATTTATAAAAGATATATTAGGTATAAAACCTCCTATTATGAGTCCTAAATTAGAAGAAATGTTATGTAATTTATTTATGGATATTCAAATACCTTATTCAAAATATTGTCCAAATGATAGAGTAAACTTTTTAAATTATTATTATACCTTATATAAATTATGTGAATTATTAGGTGAAAATATTTATTTACCTTATTTTCCAATGATAAAAGACCAAAAAAAATCAGAACAAGATGAAATATGGAAAAAAATATGTTATGAGTTGAAATGGGAATTTATACCAACTTTATAATCATTTAAATATAATAATAAATAATAACATAATGGAAGAATTAAGAGAAAAAGGGTATATGATATTTGATAACGTTTTAAATAAAGAAGAAATAGAAAAAGCCAATGAATTATTTGATACATTTTATGATAATAATTCGATTGAAGTATGTGATACTGGAATTATAAAATCAAATTTTGTAGGTCATCAAGAACATGCATATTATATAAGAACCCGACCAAATGTATTAAATATATTTAAAAAGGTTTGGAATTGCGATGAGTTGATTACTTCTTTTGATGGTTGTTGTTATATGGGTCGTAAACATTATTATAATAAATATTGGACACACGTTGATCAGTGTCCAGATAATACAGATTTTTCTTGTTATCAAGGACTTGTATCGTTGACAAATAATGAACATAAATCATTATTGGTATATGAAAATACACATAAATTATATGATTCTTATGTAAAACAATATAATTTATCTGGAGACAAGAATTTTAATATTATTGATGAAGAATATGTAAAAGATTTAAAAAAAAAAATAATCAAAGTGAAAAAGGGTTCAATGATATTATGGGATTCACGATTGTTTCACCAAAATTATTGTGGAGATGTAGAAAATAATGAAGAACGAATTGTTCAATATGTATGTTATTTTCCTAAAGACCATCCAAATAATGATGAAACAAATAAATTAAAGAGAAAATATGCTTATGAAAATAAAATCACAACTAGTCATTGGCCCGCACCAATAAGGTTTACATCGAATGAGAAAAAACACGAGATTTTATTTGATATGAAGCCTTATGAGAAAACCTTATTGGAACTTTTATAGTCCTCCTGGAAATCCAACAAGATTTGCACCAATACCAAATCCCGCACCAGTTCGTGCGTTTGCACCCATAGTTGGTATAAATACATCTAATACGCTAAAAGTTGCAGCAGCAACTAGAGCAATTAATATAATTTCATCTAGTTTTAGACTTTGTTTTGGTATAGCAAATGCGGCTATAGAAACCATTAAACCTTCTACTAAATATTTAACAACACGTGTAATAAATTGTCTAATATTAATCATTATAAATAATAAATAGAAAAAAAAATATAAATAGAGAAAGTTATATAATATAATGAACAACGTTGATTTATTGGATGAAGATCGGGATATTGCTGAGCAAAAATTTGTATGTTTATCTTTTGTATCGCCCGAATATATTATAAAAAAAAAAGAATTATTTATGTTTGAAAAGTTTGTATCTCAATATAATATGAATAAATCTATGACAAAGTTTAATGAATTTTTGAATTTTATTTCTGCAAAATATAATATTAATTCACAAGATATAATGAATGAATATGAATCTTTTATTGCATTATTTAATGATAAATTAAAAGAAGAAGTAAATGATGATTATAAGAATTTTATGGATAAAAATGAAGACCAATTAAATCTTGAGTTTTCTAAGGAACATTCGTTTCAAACGACAACTCGTGGTTTAAAAGTAAGAGGTGTATATCCATCACAAGAAGAAGCAGAATTACGTTGTAAAATGTTAAGACAAGTGGATGAAAACCATGATGTATATGTTGGACCGGTTGGTATATGGTTACCTTTTCATCCGGAGGCGTATAAAACTGGAAATGTTCAATATTTGGAAAAAGAATTAAATGAGTTAATGTATGAGAAAAAGAAAAATGAAGAAAAAGCTAAATTAGAGTTTGATATGCGTGTAAAAAAATCTAAATTAGAAGCAATTAAGGAAAATATGGAAAAAGCTACTAAAAATAATAATAAATTGTCCCAAACTATTAATGAGAAAGGTGAATTAATTTCTATTGAAAATATGAATACGCAAGAAAAAGCATTGGGTGTAAATGCTACAATAGAAGAGATTAAGAAAGAATTATTTGAAGGAGATGTAGTAGATGAAAAGAATACTGACTACGGATTAAGTGAAATTTTGAAAAATAAGGAAAAAAATAAAGAAGAATAAGAAAAAAAATTATATCAATATTATAATGAGTAATATTGATATATCAAATATTGTAGTAACTATATCAGTAACTAAATATATAGATCCAACTACAATATCTGGTGAACGCTTTAATATTGTAGATATTAGTGATAATATTGACGAAGAATATCCAAGTGGTAATCCAGAATTTATTGCTTTAGCTAACTTAAGAGAATATAAAAATAGAGAAGGTAATTTAGGTTATCAAATATATGATGGGCAATTTTATAGAACACGTGAAGGTAGAGAAAGTGGTAATAATATTGATTTTACACAAATAGCAATTGATGATACTATAATGAATTATGAGGTTTGTAAAACAAGAAGAAAAGCTGAAGTATTACAACATAATATAAATCATAAATTAAGTAAAAAACAAATATTTAAAAATAATGTAACCTCAAAACAATCTAATAGATTAAGTTTATATCAATTAAACCTTTTAAATAAAAAAACAGATATAAGTAATTGTGTATATAGTATTGCAAGAAGTTCTTGTAGTTCAATTACATATAATCCAAATATACCTATTAAAAAAACAAGTAATATAAATGGTGGTGGATTATAAATTATTGTCTTAAATTTGGAAACATACATAATTGTTGTGATGTGAATATTTCACCACTCATACATATATTACCTTCATATATTTCACTACAATTTCTTTCATTATTTTCATTACCAATAAAACAATATCCATTTATTTTTGATATTTGATTGTCTTTATAATTCATTTTGTTAATTAATTTATTGACGCCTCCTTTTTTTTTATTTTGTTCTATTTCTTTATTTTTATTTTTATCCATTCTTTTTTTAATTTGTTTCTTAACGCTTTTATTCATTTGTTTAATTTTATTTTTTTCTTCTGACCCAAAAAAATTATTATATAATGATAATAAGGTGTCTCTAAATAAATACACTAAAATAAAAATAATAGACAATATTAATATAAAAATAATAGTTATAAATGAGCTAGAAATTGTTTTATTTGTATTTATTCCTAAATCGTCTTGTTGAAATGTATTTATATTATTATCTGAATAATTTGGACGATTCATATTAGCATTATTAAGATTATTCACATTATTAACAATAGAATCCATATCAAATGTATCAATATATTTATTAGTGGATTTATTGTCAGATAATTCGGAATTTTCTCCATACAACTCGCTATAATAATCTTTTATACTTATGGGTTGCATTTCTTCTAAAGTTGATTTATTATTTAATATATTATTTGATTTATTATTTAATATATTATTTGATTTATTATTTAATATGTTATTTGATTTATTATTTGATCTATTTTTATTACCGGACCTATTGCTTGATATATTGCGGTTTGTTTTATTATTCATTTAATATAATATTATATTTTATATACCATCTCCATCATTTTTTCTTTTTTTGTTTTATCTTCTTCGTTCCATATTTCTTTTTTCTTTAAATTATCAAATATATTTTTAATGTGTTCTTCTATATTGTTGAAAATATCCATATTCTCATTTAATTTAATATTTATATCTACATTATCAATCAATATATGTATAGCTGTATATAATAAACATCTATAAGTTTTGTTATTAACATAGGTATATTTAATTTTAAATAATTCACATATGGATAAAATAGTTTTATGAATCATGCTATGTTTTAATTTGGAATATTGTATAATAATATACCACAATAACCATATTATATTACAGTCTTTTTTGTTATTTGAAAAGTTAGTAATAGATCTTTTTTGAATAAAAATTTGTTTTTTATGTTTAATTAAATATAAATCATATTCTATAATCCAATTAATCCAATAAAAAAGTTGTGTTTTGTCCTTATTTTCTAAATGATATATAAATTCATTGAGTGGAATATAATATTCTTTGGGGTCATTCATAATAAAATATTTTTGAATATATTCTATATTATCCGCTTTCAAATTATCATTAATAGAATGAATATCAAATTGAATAAATAAATTAGATACCCGATTTTCTTTATTACTATGACAAAATAATAAGGTTAATGTAAAAAATAATTTTCTCAATTTATTATCATTACGAATTTCATAATCATTTTGTATTTGTTTCATACAATTTTTAAATTCATCAAATTTTTGATTTAAATATATACCTAATCGAATATTATTAATATGTATATAATTACAATAAAATTGTATATATATTTTCCATAAATCATAAATATATATACTACATAACATTTCTCCAGTATATTTTAATGCATCATTAATATTATTATAATAAATGGATAAGGCATAATCATTTAATAACTTAGTTTTTTTTATATTTGAAAAAGAAGTTTTTGTAAATTTTTTGCGATTATCGTTAATTTTATTCATTATAAATTAATAAAAAAAAAAATAATATATTATAACAAATGATTAAAACATTAATTATAATTTTATTATTATTATATATTTATTTTATTATTCAAAGAAAAGAAGGATTTAGCGTTTTAGATGAAAACACTTTTATTCGATTGAACCCAAATATAATGGATTCTTTTTATAGTAAAATATATGATGAATTATATGATATAATTGATATAAATAAAAATGAATTACATGCAATAAAACCTTATATAGATGGTAACAATAGATTATTATGTTTTGGTTCTAGATTAGGACATATTGTTCAATTATCATCTGGTATTTGTGAAACAGAAGGTTTAGAAATGTCAACATTTATGATTGATACTTCTAAACAAAAATATCCAAATTTAACTTTTACTTATGGACAATATGATAATATTCATTTATATAATCAAAATACATTTACATGTATTATGGTACCTATAATGATTATTCATTTTCAAGAAGATTTATCTAATTTTTTTAATATATGCTATCATTGGTTGATACATAATGGTTTATTATTTATAAGTTATTTTAAAGATATTCATAACATAAAATATGTGGTAAATTATAAACCACAGCCAAAATTTTCACATAATTATACATTTTCAATTGAAATCAATAATTATATTATAAATGAAAACATTATGAAAAACAATAAATTATATAGAAAAAACATATGGAATTATTCAAGTATAAATTTAGAAAAATTAATATATTATGGTTCTCTAAAAGGATTTAATTTTGTAGATGAAAAAGATTTGGGATTTATGAACATAGCTATATTTAAAAAAAAGAATTAGCGGCTGTATTTTCCTAAATTAACAAAACAATCTAATACATATATAATAAATATTCCAATAAAGCAATATAATATAATTTCCTCATTTTTTTGATTTGTTTTAATTTCTTTTTGTTCTTCTAATAATTGTAAAATATGATTAACCTTTTGTAATAAATTATCTTTAGGTGAATCAAAAGAATTATTTTTTAATAACATAAAATCAGTATTATTAGAAATGGTATCCAAATTATTATTATTTTTTTCGTAAACCCTAGGTTTTTGTTCTTCATTATAAAAGTTATCTAATTCATCTTGATTTTCTTCTTTAAGATTATTATGTATATCTAAAACATTTATATTGGATACTTTAAGTTTTTTTTCTTGTTTTACCGACAATAGCTCATTTAAAGTATCTTTATTCATTTTTTGTTTTGAATTGTTGTCACCTTCTTTAATTTCTTCTTGAATTAATGCAGCATTAAAAGCAAAAGCCATACTTAATAATGGAAAATATATTTTTTTAAATATTATATATAATATGACAAGTTGTTTCAAAAAAATGAAAAAATATAAAAATATATTTTTAAACTATTATTATTGCTTAAATGATAATAAATTATTTGCTGGTTTCATAATATTAATGATGAATATTTGTACCAGATATGAAACACTTGAATTAAGTAGATCACAAACATATTATATAAAAAATATATTTGGTAAGCCTATTATGGTATTTGCTATATTATGGATTGGAACAAGAGATATATTTATTTCTCTTATTTTTACAGTAATATTTATGATTGCTACAGAATATTTATTTAATGATGAAAGTAAATATTGTATTATACCAGAAAATTGTAAACCTAACGAAAATATAATTATCACAAAAAAACAAATTAATGACGCTGTTTATTTGCTAAAAGAAGCTAGAAAACAAAAAAAAATAAACGGTGATGATAAAACAATTGATAATACATTATATAAGGAAAATTTTATTTAATATATATAATGGATGTAAAAGATTATTATTATGATATTGAATTTATATTTATAGAATCAAGATATTTTTTAGAAAAAGAAGAACAAGGAATAGATGAATTAATAAATAAACCTAAAGAGAAAAATATGGTTATACAAAATATAATTGAAGAAAATACATTAAAAAATATGATAAGTCAGAATAAAAATGTAATGTTATATAAGGATGCTACAAAAAAGAAACATATTAATATTATAGAATTACAATTATACGATAAATTAGAAAAAAATAAAGAAAATATTATTAAATTTATTTATGATAAATATGAAAATAAAAAATCAAATGTTGAAAATAAACAATCTAATATATTGAGTTTAAAAAAACCAACACAAAATATACCAATTCAGATATATATTCCATTATTTGATGAAAATATTATTGAATATCGTTATGCAAAAAGTAAAGTAATAAAAGTAAATAAAAATAATATATTCAATAAAGATTTATCTGATGCTTTATTTAAATATTATATTAAAGTTAGTTATAAAAATAAGTTTAGGAATTTTTTAAAATATTCAAATGAATTAATATTACAATATCGTAAAGATAAAGATATAACATATATAAAATATTATCAAGATTTATACAAATATAATAATGATGTTAACTTTAGAAATTCAAAAAAAGTAGAAAAAAATTTATATAAATGTCAAATATATCGTAGTATAAATTATTTAGATAAAGATATAGCTAATATTAATGCAAATGATTATTATTTAATAGATGGAATAAAAATAAAAGATCATTATCTTGGAGTAAATATACAAAATGAAAATAAAAATAAATGCATTGGAAAATTTCAAATAATAAAAGGAAATAATAAAATATATTACAAGTTTAATCTTAAATTAAAATCATTATTTGATGATACAAATGAAAAAGATTATATTACATTTAATGTGTATATAGAAATATATTCCGGTGGTTTATTTATGATATGTGAAATAAAACCAGAAGTTCTAAAATCTATAGAAATGATAGAAAAATCTACATCATCTATTATTGGAAAAAATAAATATTTTATATATCCTTTTAATGTTGAAAATCATAAGATATTTACAAGTTTTGAAATCACACGTAGAAATTATAATAATCTATTTTTTTTTCCAAAAAAAGTATTGATTCGAGAAAAAGATTTATTAAATTATTCTAAAAACCATCAAGATATAATAGATTTATTTAGTGATGCATTAAAAATAAATAGCTTTTGTAATCAATTCAAAGAAGAAAATCAAATTCTGAGTGATTCTCAAACAAAAGAACAAATTGAGACATTTATAAAAATTATATTTAAGAAAAATTCAAATTTTTATTTCTTTAAAATAAAAGAAAAAATACAAGATAAAAATTATTATAAATTAGAATTAGATGAAATAGAAAGTATAGAAAAAAAAAATAATAAATATAAAGCAAATATTGTATTGAACTTATTCAAAAAAAAAGATAATGTAATTAATTGTAAAAAAAATAGATTTCATTTGATAAAGAGTATTAAATCTTTATTTTCTGGTGGGAAAACCAAAAAATTGATTAAAAAAAAAAAAAAAAGATATACTCATAAGTATAATGGTACTAACTCCCAGAACAATTAATATATATAGACGTCTATCATTGAGATATATTGATAGAAATAAATCACAATTAATGGAAAAAACAATTGATATAATCAATGAAAATGGTACTAATGAATTATTATCTTATTTAAAGTATAATAATATTACAAATGATTCTATTAATTCTTATATGTACATAATTATTTACGAATTATTTTACTTATCTATTTTATTGAAAATTAAGACACCGAATGAACATAAAGAAATTATCAATAAAAGTGTAACTCATGTTTTATTGTATTTTATATTAAAACAATGTATTTTTCCATATTTTACTTATATTTTATCATAAAACAATAAAAATTTTGTATTTGTATCATAGTAAAATCATAATAATATATATTCAAAGTTGTATCTATATTAAATAAATTTTTATACCATATTATAAAAAAATGTTGTATTTCATATGAATTCCATAAATGTTTCAATTCATCTATGAAATAATATTTATAATTTTTGATAATATTATGTAATTTTTTTTGTCTTTTATCTAATATAGGTAAAAAAGTAAATATATAATTTATAATCTCATTAGGTAAATCCATAATATTATTATAATTATATATTTAATATTAAACTGCTAAATTCATTACTTTTTTTTCATTTTTACGTTTTCTTCTAGAGTTCATTGATAATCCGGAAGATTGACTAATGTTATCTAAATCATCAATGCTTATTGTACTATCATTTTTATTATTAATTTCAACTTTTTCTGGAACATCTACTTTTTTATTTAACTCATTTAATACATCATTGATATTACTTGGACCTTTCATTTCTTCGCGAATATTACTAGGTCCACTAGTTGTTTCATCCATATTATTCATACCAAATGTATTCATAAAATTACCTACACCTGGATTATTATTTTCCATAGAGCTTACAGCAGCTTTTGTAAATTGGTTCATTAAATCTGGATTTTGTCTCATAATATCATCCATTCCGGGCATAGAAGATTTAAACATTGTATTAGTCATATGAATCATCATACCCGAGCCAGCTAATTGAAATAATATTTTTAATTCTGGAGCCATAGTAGCTTTTGATTTATATTTTTCATGTAATTCTGAAAATATATCATCATAATCTTCCAGATTTTCATTAATTTGTTCTGACCAACCATCTAATTTAATATCAAACGGGTCTAATTTATTATTCAAAAATTCAAACCCAGTAATAAATGTGGTTAATACTTTTCCTTGAAATTTAATACTATTTGTTCGTTGCTTTTCTGCTATAATATTTTCGTATTCACCTTTCATTTCATCTAAGGATGAGTCCATTGTATAATGTTTACTTAAATTAACTCCCTTAGATTCTAATTGTTCAAGTTTTCTTAAATAACTAAATTTTTCTCTTAATATTTCTTCTTTTGTTTTATGTTCCACTTCTTGAACATCTTTTTCAATATGTATCTCTTCCATTCTTTTGAAATCAAAAGTTTTTGATACTGGATCAATATTTACTGTATTTTTACCAATATTTATATTTTCAAAATCATTTTCAATATGATTTAATTCTTCTAGTTCTTTATCTAAACTAATATTATTAGAAGATTGATTATTTTTTTTATTCATTAATAATTCAATACCATCACCAAAATTTACAGATGGTTTATCCATTAAAAAATCTTCTTTAATATTAGAATTATTATCTAAATCAATGATTTCTTCCATTTATATATTGTAATATGTTATTACTTTATATTAATCGCATTATTCTTTTATTAATACATCCATTAATTGTAAAAAACAATCAGATAAATCATCTTTTTTCTTATGTTGATTAAAATAATCAATCCAATCTGAATATTTTTTTTCAATAATGTCTAGTGTAATTTTTACAGATAATTTTTTTCTTTCAGTATAAGTTGTTTTTTTTGGAATATCATAATGTTTTAATTTATGTGAAGCATTCCAATGATAAATATTATCATAATTCTTTTGTATAAAATACATAGTTATCATTCCTTGTAATGTTTTCATACGGATTGCATTTTGTCCAATTTGATTTTCAATAATAATTTTATCAAAATGATGTTTATCTAAGTAATGTATAAATTGGGTATTTAAGTTTTTTCCTAAATCAATCATATTTATTTTATTTGAATTATCATTACATAATTCAATAATACGCCATTCTATAATTTCATTTTTTATATTATCATATATTATATAAGCTAAATTTTTTATACCAACATCAATGCTTAAATATATCATATAATAAGTATAGATGATATATTTAAATACTTTCTTTTAACTGTCTTATTCTCATAGATTGTATTTTTTCTTTATTTAAAAACTCTATTTTTGCATTTGAGAAACTATCATCATAAGTATGATCATCCAAGTTTTCAAACTTGTATGGTTCTTTATATATTTTGTCTGGTTTAAAATAAGGTGTATTATTATAAAGTGTCATTTCTTTCATATTTCGTTCCATTATCATATTACTATGTTTATTCATAAATTGTATATATTGTTCATTTGTTTTTATAGTGTATTCTTTTTTTATTTTATCATTTCTTTTATGAACTAACTTTTCTGAATAATTTGTTCTATTTTCAAAATATTCTGAATCAAAAGTATAAGACATTTAATATAGTATAATAAAAAAATTATTCATTGATTTATTCAATGATTTCTTCATTTTTTTCTTTATCGACTTCATCTTCAACCTTGTTTTTTAATTCAACGTCTTCATTTTCAAATGCTAAATCAACTATTAATGATTTTTTATTTGTTAATAACACAATTAATTCATTTTTTTTCATCTTGTTATTCGTATAAATATCTCTCTCTTGTAATAAATCTCTTAAAGCTCTTACGTTCATTTTATTATATTCTAAATCTTCATCATCAATATTTATTTGTTTTTTTTCTTCAATTATATCATCTGATATTTCCTCATCAACTAGTAGTTCAACATTATTTTCTTCTTCCGCAGAACTTTCTGATAATTCACTTTGATTATCTTGTTCATTCATACAAAACTGTGATATAACACCATTTGTTGGTGTATTATTGGTATTTTTTACTTCTTTTAATAAGTCATATAATACTTTTGCTTGTTCTATTTGAGCTGCTTCAAGATTTTCATATTTTTGTTTAAAATAATAACATACTAATGAAACCAACAATAAATTAATTATTAAACCAGTAAAGAAACTACTAATATCTAAAAGTCCCATTATATATATTATATAATAATCTTTATATATGATTTTTACGAAACTATAGATGAAATATATAAGAAGGATAATTTAAATCTATTAATATTTTTTTTCCACCGTTTACTTTGGATATGCCTTTTTCAAGTTTATATAAATATTTTATATTTTCGTCTTTGATTTCAACACCCATTTTAATATTTTTAATTTCTTTATTATATTTATCTTCTTGGAAATAATCACATAGGTCACTGTAATGGGTTGTTAATATAAAGTTTACCTTTTCTTTTTTTTGATTTAATGCTTTTAGATATAATTTTGCACAATATATAGCATCATTTGGATTGGTGCCAGAATATAATTCATCAAAAATACAAAAATGTCTACTTTCTTTATTTTTATGAATATCTTCTAATATATCTTTACAACGTCTTGCTTCTGCTTGAAATAAACTGTCTCGGTCAGACGTATCTGGAATATTTAAATAAGAATGTAAATAATTATATACATTTACATTTGCTTTTTTATATGCACCATAACCTATTTGTTGTGATAAAATAATATTTAATAATATAGATTTTAATAAAGTTGTTTTACCAGATGCGTTTGGTCCAGTTAATATAATATTCGTATCTAAATTAATATTATTTGTAATATATTTATCTTTATAATGAAATAAATAATAATTTTCTTTAAAATAAGTTGATTTTTTTTCAAATTTACATTTATTTATTTTTTGTTGTTTATTTAATTTTTGTAGAGACAATATATTTTTATTATATTCATTTGTATAATAACCATAATAAAATAATTCATTATAGGTTTCATTATAATATAAATCATAAAATATAGTCATTACATAACCAATTTGCGTTAATCTACATAATGTATTTTTATAAGGTAAAATATAATTTGTTTTTTTAATTATTTTATCAAATAATTCTATGTAAATATTATTTTGTCTCACAAAATTACTATAATATTTATACATATCCATTGATTTATTCATTTGTGTTAATTGATCTTTACATTGTATACAATAATCCCTATATGAAAAAATAAAATCATAGATATAATGTATATTTTTATAAAATTGTATACACGATAATATATTTTGATATATTTGAAAAATATAAAATAATATAGTCATAGAACATGACATTTTTTGTTGAATACTTAAAGTTTCGTTCCCGTGAAATAATTTAAATATATTTGTGCGCTTCATTGTATCGTATAATATTTTCTTATAAAGATCACCTGAAACCTCAATATTTTTTAATTTTAAAATAAAAAATGGAATGATTAACATAAAAATAGGCGTTACAATAGATAACGCTGGTGATATTAGATTATATATACTTAATATTTGCATTAAAGGTATAGAATAATTTAAATAATTTATCTTTTCAAAATTAATATATTGATATACGTCATTAAAGTGTTGTTCTTGTTTAAATCTTTTATATTTTTCTAGCATTGTATTTGTATCAAACGATTTTATATTATGTATTTTAATTAACTTTTGTGTCTCTTTTAGATATTCTGTATTGGTTGTATAAAAATTACACCAATGTTTGGATAATTCTGATTTGTCAAGAATATTTTCATATAATTTATCCATTTCTAGATCATTTTTTATAATATTAGATATTGGAGTATGATCAATATATTCAATCGGTAATTTAAAATATTTCATATAGTATTATTAATATTTTATTTAATTAATGAATACGCATATAAATATAATATATATATGTATATATGTATTATTCATATGAGGATATTGTAAAAATATCCCAAGAAAATAATATTATTTTATCAGATGATATTTTGGAAATTATTGAATCTATTAAAAAATCATTATTTAAAGAAGAATATTTTAAAATTACCACAATTAATAAACAAAAAGATAATTGTGGTATTATTTGTAAATCATTAAATAAATTAAGTGATAAAAATTATCCAAAAATAAAAGAAGAAATTTTCCAAATGATTGATTATATTGATAATGAAAATGATATTAATTTCATAAGCGACCGTATATTTGATCTTGCCAGCTCTAATATGTTTTTATCTTCTATATTTTCTAGATTATATAAAGAGCTCATTGAAAAAAATTATAGTTTTTATAATGTATTTGAAAAAAATTATAATAATTATTGTGATAGCTTTAATGACATTAATTATGTAAGTACTATAATTAATTATGATGAATATTGTAATTATATAAAACAAATGGATAAAATAAAATCTGGATTTGTATTTTTTATTAATTTAATGAAACAAAAGATAACTACCCCAGATAAAATTATTTTTTTATGTAATACTTTGATTCAAATGATAAAAACAGAATTGGAACAGAATGAAAATCAAGAATATAAAGAAGAATTAATCAGAACTATTTATATTATTATTACTGAAAGTTATGATTATATAAATAAAGAACCATTATGGCAAAATATTTGTGATAATATAAGATTTATTCAAAACCATCCAAATAAAACAACTAAAATTAAGTTTAAATGTATGGATATTAATGATTTTATTAAAAAACAATTAAACAAATAAGTAAATATAAATATGTATTCTTGTAAATTATGTGAATATAACCCATAAATCTAATTATATATATATTGAAAGTAAAAAATATTACAAACGGATGAATTGAAAAAAAATGTAAATATAGAAACAAATGTAATGGACCATTCTAAATATTAGGTTATATTTGATAAATGAAACTTTAATTATTATTGAACATATAACTAATTTTATACTCGATAATAATTTAATACTTGATATCCTTGACATAAATTCCAATTCGTAATATTATTTTTAGTAATTCTGAAATTTTTATTATCATTTATTTTATTTTTCCAATTCATTTCAATAATAGACGGTACTCCAGCACCATCATATATATATTCTTTATCATTCAATGTAATAAAACAACAAAAATGATTTTTTCCTTTGTCTCTTAATAACATAGAATCTAATTTATATTTCTTATTTTTTATAACAATTTCTTTTAATTTATGAATATTGGATTCTTTATCACCTAATTCAATCCATAAAATATCATTTTTATAATAAATTTCATTATTTTTATAATTTTCAAAAAATAGTTTTCCATTGATAAAATAATTATTTTTTGTATTTGATATATAATTTAATAAAGAAATCTGATATATATATGGATTTCCATATTCTTTTATATTAAAAATATATTCATTTTCCTTAAAATTTTTAGGTATATTTTGATAAATATCATAAATAATATCATTGGTATCCATTATTTTTGCAATAGGATTCCCTTGTAAAGTAGCTTCAATCGCAATATTTAATAAAAATAAAGATGGTCTTATTTTTTTAATAAATGGTTTTAAATTAGGGGCTTTTCCAGTAATCATATATTGTCTAAAATACTTATTGAATTTTCTTCCTTTATCGCTAATGTAATTAATCATAAATCCGGTATTAAACCAACAATTATAATAGGATTGTTTTGGACCTAACAAACTATTTATATTAATAATATTATGTTTAGATAAATTATCCAAAAATAATTTTTGGGCAGTATCATTCCAATAAGAAACACATTCTCCATTTTCTAATTTTATTTTTGGATTTTTGTAGTATTTTAGGATAGAATCTTTTAATTTAAAACTATCTATATCTAAATTCATACATTGACTAATCGCATTAAATATATCATATTTAGGACTATTTCTGGATTGAACCAAAAAATTATTTATTTCTGGAGAATAAGATTTTTCATAAACAATGTCTTTCTTTGGCATTTTTATTAATTTTGGGTTTTTATTTAATTTTTGTAAATTTAATAATAACGCACAATTTCTTTTTGGATCCATTTTATATTTAGATGATAACTTACAATATTTTTTTTTAGTATATACACAACCTTTGTAACATTTTTCTTTAGGTAAATTTATACATTTGGATACACATTTTTTCGTCTTATTCAACATATTATATATATAATATATATTATTATGCCAACTGAAGAAAATGCTTCAGTTATATCTGAAATTAGTGAAAAAATTAAATATGAAACGAATTTATTAAGAATCGAAGAAAAAAATTATCAAAGTAATTTATACAAAGTACGAATTTATCTAAATAATGATACTTATGATTTATGTGTTGCAATTGGTGATGAAAAAATAGATAAACCCAATGTAAATTATAAATATGTATATGCTATCAAATATAGAATGCCTGAAAAAAAAATTGGTCTATTCGAATATATGAAAGATCAACCGCCTAGTAAATATATATTATTGTTTGATAATTTTATGGATTCTAAAAAATTAGAAGTATTACAACAATCAAGAGAAGAATATATTGATAAATATGGTAAAACCCCCGAGAATATGAAACGTATAAAACAAATGTTAGGAGTTATACATAAAGCAAAATTCGAAGAAACAATCGCAAAACTTGATTCATTTAAAAGTAAGTGTCTCTATTATCATAAATATATATTTGAATATTATTTAGAACAAGACGATTTAGTTCATGTAGATACACCAGAAGGTTATTATGAATATGTAAAAAAAAGTACATTTACAAACGAAATGGTTTTAGATATATTAAAAAAATATAATAAATACAATGAAATTAAAAAACTTGAAAAAGTTAATAATGAAGATGAAATGTTAAGATTAATTTTTGTAAATTCTCTAGACATTTTAGATGAATTAAATATATTTAATGATAGTGAAATATTAGATACAAATAGAAATAATACTATGAATAAACCAGTAATATTAATTTCGAATAAAGTTAATGAAGCTGAACCAAATGAAGCTGAACCCAATGAAGCTGAACCCAATGAAGCTGAATCAAATGAAGCTGAACCCAATGAAGATGAATCAAATGAAGCTGAACCCAATGAAGATGAATCAAATGAAGATGAATCAAATGAAGATGAATCAAATGAAGATGAATCAAATGAAGATGAATCAAATGAAGATGAATCAAATGAAGATGAACCAAATAAATCAAAATCAAATGAACCAAATGAAGATGAACCAAATGAAGAAGAATCAAATAAATCAAAATCAAATGAACCAAATGAATTAAATAAGGAAAAATCAAATAAAGAAAAATCAGATGAACCAAATAAAGAAAAATCAAATGAATCAAAATCAAATGAAGAATCAAATGAATCAAATAATTCAAATGAAGAATCAAATAATTCAAATAATTCAAATAAAGAAAAATCAAATAAAGAAAAATCAAATAAATCAAAATCAAATGAATCAAAATCAAATAAAGAAAAATCAAATGAATCAAATAATTCAAATGAATCAAATAATTCAAATGAATCAAATAATTCAAATGAAGAATCAAATAATTCAAATGAAGATGTTTCTAATACACCTTCTATAAAAATTAAAAAAGCTGGTTTAAATTTTAGAGGTTTCAAATTTAAAAAAAAATAAAATAAAATTTTAGTATAATGGATTTAATTGGATATAAAAATTTAGAATATATAAAAAAACATAATTCAATTCCAAGAAAATATATAAAAAAATCTTTTTTATTTGAAATATTTTATTTTTTAAAAAATCTAAAAAGAGACAAAATCGATTATAAAGTAGATTTTACTAATAAATTTCAAATTATGGATACAAAATATTTTCCAGAAAATATCCAAAAATATATTTTAAATACAACATTTATAAGGTACAATTTTACTATATATAAAAATAATTATAAGTTTGATATAAATATATATAGTCTAAAAAAAATAAAAATAAAGAAATATATAAAATATATTCAAACTACCATTGAATTATGTAATCATTATAAACCATTAACTATAAATAGTTGTATTGATATTTATTTAACACCTTTTGATAAATATATGGATCAAGATATAATTAGTTCAAAGCATATTAATAGTGCTTTAACTCTTTTTTATCATAATAAAAAAAGTCGTCGAGTATTGATATATCGAAAAGAAGAATGGTTTAAAGTATTTATTCACGAATGTTTTCATTTATTTTCATTAGATTTTAGAATGAATGAAGAAACCTCTTTATTATTTAGTAATTTATTCTATATGAATAGTGATTATTTATTATTTGAAAGTTATGTAGAGTTTTGGGCAAGAATTATTCATATGTGTATATGTCTTTTTTATAAATATAAAACATGGAAAATATTCCAAAAATATTTTAATAGACATTTACAATTAGAAAAAATATATTCGGTATTATCTTGTAATAAACTATTAAGTCAATATGATTATTCCATAGATAATATAAAAACACATAAAAAACAATGGAATGAAAATACAAATGCTTTTTGTTATTATGTTGTAACCTCTATTTTATTATTTAAGTTTGAAAATACAATTGAGTTTTTTCAAAAATATAATCATAATCTATTAAACTTTAATGAAACAAATTGTAAATATTTTATTGAATATATCCAAAATATATTAGATGAATATATTAGTTATTATCATTCTATAAAACACTTTAATATTGATAAAATTAATATGTCACATTTTGAAATATCTTTCTAAGTTTTTAATATAAATAATATATTAAAAACTATATTTTTTATGGATTTTTATATTTTTATGGATTTTTTATGGATTTTTATATTTTTTATGGATTTTTATATTTTTTATGCTTTATAGCTTTTTTACAGCTTTCTCAAAATGTGGGCTCATGTATTTTTGTAGATTGAAATAAGTTAGAGAATCCTCGTCAGTAACTTTAAGTAGTTTCTTAAGTTTGGTATCTGCAATAATAATACGACCATTATCTTTATCTTGTAGTTTATGTTCACGGATGTAGTATGTCATTTCTTTGGTTACATCTGTGCGCGCCATTAGAGCACCTTTTTCTTTTCCAAGAAAGTCAGCTAGTTCATCACTGATTTTAGTTGGCTTTACAAAACCACTTGGAGAACGGTTTCCTTGTTTTTTATTTTTTTTGGCATTAATTTTATCTAGAACTTTCATTTCTTTTCCTACATTACGTTCTAGAACTCTAATCTCATTTTTGACACGAGATAGTTGACCTTGTAGTTCAACAACGAGTTCCATCAGTCCAGAGAAAGAGTTGGATAGGGTTACTTCATTTGTGGTAGTGGCTTCTACTTTATTATCTACTGGTTGACTAGGCGTAGGTGTAGGCGTAGGTGTAGGAGTAGGTGTAGACTTAGGTGTAGGCGTAGGCGGAAGAGGTTGAGTAGGTTCAACAACCTTGGATTTTTTTACTTTTTTTTCAGTTGGTTCAGAAGTTTTAGGTTGCTTTTTAGGTTGTCCTTGTTTGCTAGTCATTATATATTACCATAATAATTCTTTTTTAAATAGTTTTACGCAATATATTATATAACAGATTCATATAACCAAGGAAGAGCTTGAGCTACATTATGATTTACTAAAGTTAATGTTGTTAATATATAAATTGCACATAATCCTTGTTTTTCGCGATCTATATTTTCATTATTAATTAAATTATTACATATTTTATAAATGTATTCTTTTAATGTATAAGTTTCAATAAAAATATGTCTATTTTGAAATATATGTATTGGAATATTTCTAAAAGGAGAACCATATGGAGGACATAAATTATTTCTTTGTTCTAAGGATAAATTACTTCTATAAAACCAAATATCATAAATTTCACTTATAAATTTTCTTAAGGAACGATTATTTAAACTTGTAATCCACTCAACATTGCTATAATTTCCCAAATAATCTATTTTCTGAAAAATTGAGACAAACTTATTATTTATATCATTTATATTTGGTTTATTATCATTTAAAATATGATTATTATTTAGTTTCAATATTGAATTATATTTTCTCCTTTTTTCTAAAAAAATCAAAAAATTAGAATCAAATTTGTTTCTTGTATACGGATTTAAATAATATTTTTTGTCAATTAGAGTAGAAATAGATAATAAATTAAAACCATAGATAAAATTATCATTGTCTCTATAACTAATAAAAAAAGAATAATCAATTTCATTCATTTTTTCTGTGGTTAAAAAATCTTCGGAATTATTACATAAGTTTCTCTTGAATATGGCTGGACCTTGTGTGATATTGAATAGTTTCATAAAATGTTTCTTCCATATTTTTTGGATCTTAATACAATAATAACTATACTTTATGTGTTCATATAAATGTTTTCTTAATTCTTCTTTATTTCTTTTACCTACACGTATAGAATAATATTTGGAAATATCTTTTAGTTCTTTTATTGTATACTTTTTTTTATATAATTCTTCAAAAGAACTCAGTAAAAATCTTTTTTTTTTATCCATTATATAAGATATTTTTATTTTTTTAATATAAAAATAAATATACAAAAATAACAATTACAAAAATTGATTTAAAGATTTTGGCTATGTTTATGTATTAATGGCTTCTATGATTGTATCCGCGAAAAACTTCTCTCCTACCACAACTATGATTTACCGTAAACCAAAGGTAAATCAACAAGGTGGAAAAAGTGTTGGTATTATGAATTCTATTTCAAAAAAAGCATTATATTTGGAAGTTCCACTGATGATGACTTGGGGTGTAAATGTTTATGAAAATCCAAATGGTAATAGTTATGATTTATCTGTACAATTTCCTCCAGAAGAGTTTGCTGAAGATGATTGTAAAGAAACATTAAAAATGCTCCAAGAATTTGAAGATAAGATTAAAGAAGACGCAACAAAGAATTCACGTGATTGGTTTGGTAAACAATCAATGTCACCAGAAGTAATTGATGCATTATGGAGTCCTATGCTTAAATATCCAAAAGATCCATCGGGTGAACCAGATAAAACACGATCTCCTACACTCAAGGTAAAATTACCTTATTGGGAAAATGAGTTCAAGTTTGAATTATTTGATACAGATCATAAAGCATTAATTCCAAACAATGAAAATACTGGTCCAGAAGTATTTATTCAAAAAGGAAGTCATATTGCTTGTATTCTCCTATGTGGTGGTATTTGGTTTGCGAATGGTAAGTTTGGTGTAACATGGAAATTATTTCAAGGTGTATCTAAACCAACAATTACACTAGAAAAAGGTAAATGTCATATTACTAAGGAAGCTAGTAATTATGATAGTGACGGTGAAGATATGCCACTAATGAATACTAAACAAGAAGAAACGCAAGAAGAAGTGGAAGAAACGCAAGAAGAAGTGGAAGAAACGCAAGAAGAAGTTGAAGAAACGCAAGAAGAAGTGGAAGAGACGCCTCAAAAAGTAAAAAAGACAAAAACAAAAAAGAAGTAGATTAAATATGAATAATTATATTAGATAATTCGCTATGATCATATATATTATTTTTTATTTTAGGTATACCTATATTTTGTAATATTTTTATTTTATTATTATATAATTCTTCATCATATAAAAATGAAATACTTTCATTTAATAAGTAAATTATATCTCCAAATTTTTTATATTTTATTTCTAAATAAATATGTATATTATTTAAATCATCTATTTCAATATAATCTTCTAATATTCTAACCATTTTAATATATATATTTTTATTTGGAAAATATAATTCATTATGCCATAGAGGTATATGTAATTTATAATCATTAAAATAATAAATATCTTTATTTAATAAGTTTTTTATAGTTAGATTAAACTCATAATATAATATATTATTGTTTTGAATATATTTTTTTATAAAATAATAAATTGAATATATATATTTATCTTTAATATGAGATATATTTTCTTCTTCATTTAATAAATAATTATATGCTTCTTTTACTTTTATAAATTGTTCATTTGTTGAATATTTATTTTTATCTGGGTGATATTTTAATAAAGCTTTTCTATATTTTATTTTTAAATTTATTTTATTTAATTCATTTTTTTTTATATTTAATATTTGCATAGCTTCTGTTTGATTCATAATTAATATATATATTATCTTTTAAATACCATTAAATATATTACAAAACATTCTAAGTGATATATCGTTCTATAATTATTATTATATCTTTTCATAATAATATATAATTGTTCCATTATTTTATCGATATCTTCCAATTGAATATAGTTATCTTTATGTAACTGACATATAATATAATACAAACATTCATAAATATCTAAATTATAAATTAGTAAATCATATAAACTATCGCGAATAAGAGAATAATTTACATTTTTATCCAAAATACAATTAATAATAGGTTTACATAATAAAGTATAATAATTTATAGTTTCTTTATTATTATTTTTCTTTAAACATATAATATGACATAAATTACTTAATGAATCTGGTAAAAAAGAGATGTTTTTTGTACAAAAAATATATTTAATATATGATTTCTTTAAAAAAACATAAAATAACTGTAAAAGTTCATCTTTTATCATATGTGTATTTAAACAAACAATTATACATTTATCTATTACTTGATTACATATAGTATCAATATGATTATATAATGCGTACCAAATTGCTTGCTGATTATTTCCTAATAATTCAAAATCAACTTCAATATGTATATCAGACAATATAAAATAATATTTTGTATCATTTACTATAATTTCAATTTTTCTTTTGAACTTTAAGTTTGATTTACTATATTTTTTACATATTTCAATTGAGTGTAAATATTTATCTGAATTATTACAACCATATAATATTATATTATCCATAGTTATTTTATTATTTAAATATATATTTATATTACTATTTAATGAATCTATATTTAGATATTGAACATTTTGATATAAAAAATGTTTTTTATAATAAAGCGATTGATAATAAAATAAAATATTATAATTATTTTTATAGAATATTATATAATGATAAAAAATATACTATAAAAAATCTTTTATTTGAAATATCATCTAATAATTTTGATATAATTGAAAATAAAGTTATTTTATCTTATTATATTATTGATAAAATTATTGATATTGAAAAGAAAATTTTACACAATATCAATATGATTTTTAATAAAAAAATAGAATTATCTATTGGTTCAGAATATAAAAATAAAATATATATACACAATCAACCAAAATTAAATAATATCATATTAAGAATTTCTGGAATATGGGAATCTTATCAACAAATTGGTTTGAGTTATAAAATAATTATCGAATAGTATCTTTATCTACCATAAAATTATCTAATATAGTTTGTTGAATACTAATAATAATAATAGATAAACATACAATAAGATAAAGTATATAATTGATCTCATTTAATTCTCCAGTTAAATTAACATTATATGCTATTTTATAACAAAATAATAAAATAAAGGAAAAAATTAATATATTTAAAAAATGTTTCCATGTATTGTATATAGACGGAACTGTTTTTTTGTTAATACGTTCTTTATATCTAATAGATAAACTAGTTTGCCACAATAATACTATAATAAAAATAAATATTTGAATCATTAATCCATTATTGGTTATAATAACTTTATCAATACTCATATATGAAATTAATGAAAAAATAATTATTAAATTACTCCATATATCTAAATTAGCTTGACCTAAATTTTCATTTGAACCAATAACTGGACCAACAAATATTTTAAACATTAAACCAATTATGGCAAATACTATCATAATGACTTTTGGATAATATACATTAAATGTCTCTTCTTTCATTATTACAATATAGTTTTATAATTTTTTTCAATATAATTTTTTATATCTTCTATATTTCTACTTTCTATATTTAATGGATAGAATTTTGGTTTACGCATTGTTTTTGTCTTATAATAAATATATTCACCGTGTTTACTTTTGCGTATTGTAATATTTTCATTTATATGAATAATACTACAAAATTGTATTAATGTTTCTATTTTATCTTCTGGAAAATAATGATTCTTTATATATTCATCAATATTATCATAATATTCCCATTGTAATAAAGATGTTTTCTTTTTATCATAATCAATATAATAACCAAATTGACCTTTTTTTATAATAATTACTTTATTTTTATATTTACCACAATGTAAGCTTTCTTGTTTAGCTTTTATTTCTTCTATAATCACTTCTTTATCTACTTCTTTTTTAAATAACTTAAATATTGGCTTCCAATCTTTTTCTTCATATTCAATTTGATCCAATACAGATTCCATTTTACTTGTGTATGAATAATTAAATAAATGATCATAATATTTATAACAAAAGTCTATTACTTTTTTACCAGTTTCTGTAATATATAATTTATTTTTCTCTTCATAAATATAATCTTTATCTGATTTATGTTCTATATTTTTTTCATTTAATATAAAACTTTGTATTTGTATTGATTTATGTTTAATATTTCCTTTTTTTACATAATTCTTTTCTTGTATTTTATCTAAAATAGAAGAATAAGTTGAAGGACGGCCTATATTTTCTTTTTTTAATTTTTGTATAATTTGAGATTCACAATAATGATATTTTGGTTCACATAATTGCTCTTCACATTGAATATTATTATAATTTATTTTTTTTAATTGAGACAAATACAACTCATTTGAGTTTTCTATCTTTTCTTTTAACACTTTTCTCCAACCATAAAATATAATAGAATCTTCAATATAACTAAACTCACAATTCATAGGTGCTTTCATTTTAAATATTTTTTTTAATTTATCGCAATTTTCCATACCAGTTTGAAGTGTATGAATATATATCAATTCATATAATTTATTTATATAGTTATTTTCAAATGAAACAATATTTACATTCAAATTTGTAACTCGAATACCTTCGTGTGCCTTTTTATCTTTATTTATAATTGGTTTTACATATTGTTTACCATATTTTTTTTCAATAAAATCTTTTAATTCTTTTTGAAAAGATTCATTATAATTTGGAGAATCACTACGCATATAGGTAATTAATCCATTTTCATAAAGTATTTGAGCATAAATCATAGTTTGTTTTGGACTCATACTCAAACATTGGTGTGCTTTCTGTTGTAATGTATTCGTAATTAATATTTCTGGTCTATTTTCTTTTATTTGTTTTTTTTCTATATCATCTATTTTAAAGTCAAACTCTTTACATAATTCTAAAAAAGAATTACATTGTTCAAATTTTAAATATTGAGACATATGAAATAATATATTATGTGATGTAAATAACCCGTTTACCTTGAAATGTGTCTCCATATTTTTATTTTCTATTTCTTTTTCTTTTTCATATAACATATATAATGCTGGTGTTTGACAACGCCCAGCACTTAATTTATTTAAAATATATCTCCATAATAATGGTGAAATTGTAAATCCAATATATAAATCTAGTAATTGACGTGTTTGTTGGCTATAAATACGCTGCATATTTAATGTAGTTGGATTTTGAACTGCGTTTAATATCGCTTCTTTAGTAATTTCACTAAATAAAATACGAGGTGTTTTATTTATATCCAATTTACATTGTTTACAAATATGCCAACCTATAGCTTCTCCTTCACGATCATCATCTGTTGCAATAATAACACTATCACATTTTTTGATTTCTTTTTTTAACATAGATACTATTTTTGGTTTATTAATATTATATTGTATATCATAAGTTTCTTCATTAAATTGCTCCAATGAAGAAAAAGATGTAATATGTCCACATGAAGCAACTACTTTATAATTTTCACCTAAATAATTTTCTATTTTTTCGCATTTAGTAGGTGATTCAACAATCACTAATATTGTCATTATGATTATATGTTAATTCTATTTATTTCAATTTTAAATATATTTATTTTGATTCATATTTAGATTTATTTTTCATATATTCCACAAAAGTTAAATCTTTAAAACTTCTAAATGTATTACTTGGTTTATCGATTTCTTTATCAATATATATTTGTTTTAATAACATTCCAATTTCATATGAAGCTTCATGTTGATTTGATGTACCATCTTCAATTGTTTTTAATACATTCAATAACCGATATAATATATCAATATCCATATTATTTTTTAATAATTTAGTATAAATTAACGTATATTCTTTAAATAAAAAAAAACATTTGGATTGCAATACATTATCTAAAGTTTTATAATCATTTGTTTTCAACTCTTTTTTCGTTTGTTCTATAATATTTACTTCTTCGCGAATTTTTTCACTATGTTTTAATTTCCGTATATCATTTGTATGGTCTTCTACATTATTATCTTTTATCATTTTTTGTAATTGAATTCGTTGTTGATTATCCATATACATTATAAAATAATTTATATTTAAATAGTATAATGGATAATGTTTTTAATTCAATATTAAGCTTTAATTTAAATGAATATTATGATTTAATAGGTCAGTTTGGTTCATTTTGTGGTGGAAAAACCAAAAAAAAAACACAAAAATATAAAAAAATACAAAAATATAAAAAAACACAAAAATATAAAAAAGAAACACTTAAACATATAACAAATATAAAAAGAAAAAAGAAACAGATACAATGAATATTATCCTTTTTGGTGGGTGTAATTGGTATGGAAGAGAACTTATACATAAATTATTAGAAAAAAAAGAACAATTTCATATTACATGGGTAGATAATTTGTGTTCTGAATATTCTAGTAGACATATTACATTTAAATTTGAATATTTAAAAGAAGATTGTTTTGATTTTGTTTATGGTGATGTTAAAGATTATTTTTTTCTAAAATCAATCATAAAAAAAAATTCTATTATTATTTATAATATTTGGAGTCAACCCAATGCAATAAGTGGATTAACTCATATATGTAATATTATTAAAGAAGTACCCATTTTAAAATTAATTTATACAACTAATAAAAGTTTAAATATTGATTTTAATTGTCTCATTAAAAAAAAAGAAATACAAAATATTATTGGAATTATTTATGATGGAGAAATTATTGGGGATTTTGATATTTATAATAAAAGAGACAAAATAGAAACACTTGAATATTATAAAAATATTAAAAATAATATTTTTATTGAAAATAATTTTAAATATTTTAATATGTCAGACGTTTCATCATTTTTATATTTTCTACTAAAAAATGATTTTAACCATGAATTAATTATTGAACAACCCAATAAAATATTTGTATAATATAATGCCAAGTAATTGTGAAGAATCCCATAATGTGAACGAAATTACAAATGAAACAAGTCATAACGATGAAGATGGTCCACTACTTATTCCATTAGATAATTCTCTAAAAGAATCACAAGGAAAAATAGTTTATCCATCAATTAGTTCAATCAAAGACAAAACATCAGATAACGAAAATAATTATTCTATGATGAGGAAAATATTTAATTCATACAATAATAATAATAGACAAAATAAATTTAATGATTCATCCTCTTATATACAAAATAAAAAAATGATTGCAACTGGTAGACAAAGATTAAATAATAATGTTGCTTTTTTTACAAATAATAATCATTTAGAAATTAAACAAGCTAAAAGATTATTACGATCACGTGGAAGTGGTATTCCCAAAAAAAATATTCAATAACTTATTTTTTAGATTTTTTTTTGGCACGTTTAGATTTAGTTTTTTTTGTAGTTTTAGATTTAACAAAACCAAATTTTCCTTTAACTGCAAAAAATCCATGTTTTTCTAAACGTTTTTCTTTTTTTGCGGTTAAATGTTTTTTACGCGATACAATTTCACCCCATTTATTTTTAATTAAGTCTTTTTTAGTTAAACCACCAGTAGTTTTTTTTGCGTTTCCGTGAAAAACTTCTGCTCTAGAACCAAATGTTTTATCAACAGTCATATATATTATATACAATATAAAAAATTAATTACACGTTTTTTTTTTATTTAAATAACGTTGATAAGAAGAATGTTTTATACCTTCATTTACATTATTAATTATATTACAATAACTAGTTTTATTTTCTAAATGTATACTAGAATATACACTTTTGTATGGTTTATCATTAATAATTAATACATTATTTTTATATACATTTGATTGAAGTGACGGAGTTTTATAATTATAATAAGTATAATTCATTATATTATTTCTATATTTTTATTCTATTCATAAAATCTCTTATTTTAAGTTTTGAATAAATCAATATTTGGTCTGAGCGTAAATAACTATTTACACGATTTCTATAGGAAGTTTTATATTTTTGAAATAATTGTAGATTTTCATCAAAATCATGTCTAAATATTATATTATGTATATTTTGTTTATTGCTATTATGATACACTAATCTTTTTCTATTTTGTATCATTTTAGATTGTAACATCTTTTTCGATATATTTGAGTTTTGTTGTGTTTTATCATAAACTTTTGTATTATTTTGACAACTTTTACATGATACATTAGAAGATGCTATATTAGAAGATTCTACATTGGAAGACCATAAAATTAGTTTTGAATAATTCAAATTTGTATTTGAAAACATATTTGTTGCATCTTTGGGTGCATTTACATAAAAAGTATTATTGATTATATCATATTGAATAAATATATTCCATGTTGTCTCAATATTATATAAATTAGACTCAGTTAATGAAGTAGCTCCATTAAACATATTTGTCATAATGCAATTATTTATGACCCATTTATTTATATTTTGACTAAAACTACTTGCTCCACTAAACATTGATGTCATATTTGTTACATTAGATACATTCCAACCACTTATATCTATATTAAAACTAGAATCTTTGAATAATTCACTCATATTAGTTACTTGTGATGTATCTAGAAGTTGAATATTTCTATATTTTGTGTTATATGTATCATTATACTTAAAATATAGGTCTATAGCATCATATATATTATTATCTGTAACGTTGCCATTGATATCATTTAATGTTATGTCAGTATTGCTAAATATATTATTTGAAGACGTTGACCTTGTATTTATAACAATTTTAATTACATTATTTATTATTTCAAAAGATAATTCACAAGATAATCCCCAATTGTATAATGAAGTATAATAAGATGTGGCACCATTAAACATATTATCCATATTTGTTACATTAGATACATCCCATTTACCAATATATTGGTTAAACGACGTAGCATTCTTAAACATAGATGACATTGAAGTTACATTGGATACATTCCAATCAGTTATATCATCATTAAATTTAGGCAAATCTGAAAATAAATTATCCATTATTGTAATTCCACTTACATCAAAATTACTAATATCATTAGTACTATGCCTCTTATGATATTCAGTATTATCACTATAATATAAGTCAATAACAGTTTTTAATGTATTATTCGTAAATTGACCTATTGCATATTTATATTCTAATGATGAAGAACCATTAAATATATATTGAACACCATTATTTGATAGAGTCATATTTAAACTTACATCAATATCTACATTATAATTATCTATCCAGTTATAAAATGATTGATTGAATGAACTAGCACCATTAAACATATAATCCATATTAGTTACATTGGATATATTCCAATTACCTATATATTGATTGAATAAAGAAGCGTTACTAAACATATATGACATATTTGTTACATTAGATACATTCCAATTACTAATATCATCATTGAATGTATCCATCTCTTCAAATAAGTTAGACATATTTGTAATATGACTTGTATCCCATTCATTAATTGGTCCATAATTAGACAATATATCATAATAAGTTTCTTGGTTAATCCATTGTTTAACCACTTCTCTTATATTATCATCAGTTAATTTATAATAAGTAGTTTTATATATTCCAAATAAGGGTACTCGATTATATGAAGAATCTAAATTAGTTAACCTAAATCTTTTAGTTGGATCATTTTCATCTTGTAAACCATTATATTTAAATCTAAATCCAGGAGTAGTATTATTTAGTTGTATACCATTATATTTATTATTTAATGTATGTACAATATTTTTATTTATACTTGTTATATATTGAAATAAGTCATTAATTCCATAAGTCTTATCACGTTGTCCATTTATATAACTAGTTACATTTGTTTCACCTGATATACTATAATAACCATAATAAGGTATTTCACCTGTTTTATTTTCTCTTGTAAATAATTGTGTCATATATATTGCTTATAAAATTGATTTAGAAAATATATTGTAAATAATTCAATGGCTTCATTAGCAAATCAATATCAAAAAAAAACAGATAAAGAACATATTCTTGATAATCCAGATACATACATTGGGTCTATTGAAAATGTTGATGGGCCAATGTATATTTTAGAAAATAGTAAAATTATTTCTAAACATATTGAATATAACCCTGGTTTATTTAAATTATTTGATGAAGGTATTGTAAATTGTAGAGATCATGTTGTTCGTATGATTCAAAAGAAAAGTGAAGATGAAAATACAAATCTAGTAAATCAGATTCATATTGAAATATCCAATAATAAAATTAGTTTGATGAATAATGGCGACGGTATTGATATTGAAAAACACCCTACTTATGATATTTGGATTCCAGAAATGATTTTTGGACATTTGCGAACATCTACGAATTATGATAAAAATGAAGAAAAAATTACTGGTGGTAAAAATGGATTTGGATTTAAACTTGTATTAATTTGGTCGACTTATGGTAAAATCGAAACGATTGACGCTAAACGTAAATTAAAATATACTCAAGAGTTTGAGAATAATTTAGATATTATTCATAAACCTAGTATTACAAAATGTTCTAAAAAGCCTTATACAAAAGTAGAATTTATTCCAGATTATAAACGGCTAGGATTAAATGAATTATCTAAAGATATGATTTCTTTATTTAATAGAAGGGTATATGATATTGCTGGAATTACAACAAAAGATGTAAAAGTTAAATTAAATGAAGAAAATATAGATATCAAAGATTTTAATCATTATGTTAAAATGTATAATAATTTAGATAAAATAAGTGAACAACCTAATGAACGATGGAATTATAGCGTTTGTTTAAGTGACGAATTCAAACAAGTCTCTTTTGTGAATGGTATTTTTACAAACAAAGGAGGAAAACACGTAGATTATATTGTAAATCAAATTATTAAAAAAATGGTAGCTTATATTGAAAAAAAGAAAAAAATAGAAATTAAACCGGCTATTATTAGAGAACAAATTAAAATTTTTCTAAATTGTACAATTGTAAATCCATCATTTGATAGTCAAACGAAAGATTATTTAAATACACCTCAAAGTAAATTTGGTTCAACGTGTAGTGTTAGTGATAAGTTTATTGATAAATTAGCCAAATTAGGTTTATTAGAACACTCGTGCGAATTAAGTAGTGTTAAAGAAAAAAATAATTCTAAAAAAACAGATGGAAATAAAAATAAAACCATTCGCGGAATTCCAAAATTAGTAGATGCTAATTATGCTGGAACAAAAGATTCTAAATTATGTACATTAATTTTATGTGAAGGAGATTCTGCAAAAGCTGGTATTTTATCTGGATTATCCCCGAGTGATCGTAATATTATTGGTGTATATCCTATGAAAGGTAAAGTTTTAAATGTTAGAGGTGAAACAATGAAAAAAATTAATGAAAATAAAGAAATCATTGAAATTAAAAAAATTATGGGATTAGAATCTAATAAAACATATGAAAATACAAATGAATTAAGATATAATAAAATTATCTTTATGACAGATCAAGATTTAGATGGTAGTCATATTAAAGGATTATGTATTAATTTATTTGAATATTTATGGCCTTCTTTATTAAACATTAACGGATTTCTTGGATTTATGAATACACCTATTTTAAAAGCGTCTAAATCAAATAAAAGTATATCATTTTATAATGAACAAGAATATGAATTATGGAAACACGAAAATAATAATGGTAAAAGTTGGACTATTAAATATTATAAAGGATTAGGTACTAGTACGGGTAAAGAGTTCAAAGAATATTTCAAAGAAAGAAAAACTATGAATTTATATATGAACACTGAAGATAAAAATGAGATTGATATGGTATTTAATAAAAAACGTTCAGAACATCGTAAAGTTTGGTTAAAACAATATGAAAGAAAAAATTGTTTAAATATGTCAAATGATACTATTTCACTTGGTGATTTTATTCATAAAGAAATGATTCATTTTTCTAAATACGATTGTGATCGTTCAATCCCAAATATTATGGATGGATTAAAAGTATCTCAAAGAAAAATTTTATTTGGGGCTTTCAAGAAAAATTTAATTCAAGAAATTAAAGTGGCTCAATTAAGTGGATATATTTCTGAACATTCTGGATACCACCATGGTGAAGCAAGCTTAAATGGTGCAATTGTAAATATGGCACAAAATTTTGTAGGGTCTAATAATATTAATTTATTTAATCCAAATGGACAATTTGGTACACGATTACAAGGAGGTAAAGATAGCGCATCAGAAAGGTATATTTTTACAAATTTAAATCCAATTACAAAAATGATATTTAATAAAACAGATGAATCTATTTTAGAATATTTAGATGACGACGGTAGTCAAGTTGAACCAACTTATTATTTACCAATTATTCCAATGATTTTAGTAAATGGTACCAAAGGTATTGGTACTGGCTTTAGCACCGATATACCTTGTTTCAATCCAAAAGATGTAATTCATTATATATTGAAAAAAATGAAAGACCCAGATTATTCATATGATTTTATACCTTATTATAGAGGATTTAAAGGAACCATTGAAAAAGTGGATACTCATAAGTTTATCACAAAAGGATTATATAATAAAAGCAATAAACAAAAAGTAATCATTCAAGAATTACCCATTGGAATATGGAATGAAGATTATTTACAATATCTTGAAAAATGTATACAAGATAATGTATTAAAAGATTACAAAGATCAATCTACAGATAAAGAAGTCTATTTTGAGCTAATTTTAAAAAAAGAAATGGATGAAGAAACCATTATTAAAACATTTAAATTAACTAGCACATTATCTATTACAAATATGAATTTATTTGATTATAATGATAAATTAAAACATTACGATAAAGTACACGAAATTTGTGATGATTTTATGGAAAAACGATTAAAATCTTTTGAAACAAGACGTTTATATTTAATTGAACAATATGAAAAAGAAAAAAATATTTTTGAAAATAAGTTTAAATATATTCAAGAAATTTTAAATGACACATTAGATTTAAGAAAAAAATCTTCTTCTCAAATAAATGAACTATTAGAAAAAAAAAAGTATATGACATTAAATGAAAATTATAATTATTTAATTAAAATGTCTATGGATAGCGTGTGCCAAGAAAATGTAGACATATTAAAAAAGCAGTTTTATGAAAAAGAACAACAATTATCAAATATAAAAAATACTAATTCCTATAAAATATGGATCAATGAATTAGAACAATTAGAAAAATGGGTTTAGTTCAATTGTATTATCATTTTGTAAATATTCCGGGCGGTCCATAAGAGTGTACATATTAGAAGCGTCTTCTTTATATTTTAAGTATCCTTTTATTTCACCATAAATACTCTTACTACAATAATCAATCACCATTTGATTTAATACCTCAAGTTGTTCCTTTATATTTTCATTATTAAAATGACTATATTGTAAAAATATACTTCTCATAATTACCTTTAAAGTATCCATATTTTGTTCATCAATTACATATTTTTTTTGAGACAAATTATATACTTCTCTTTTTATATTATTATGAACAATATTAATATTTTCTTTACTAAAATAAGTATTTGTTAATAAACTTGGTTGAAGCATATATTTGGTAGCAGAATAATAATTAGTTTTATCATCTACCGGTACTTTTTCTTTTAAAAAAAAAGGAGTTCCTCCTTCAATATTTACTCTTCCAGACATTATTAAATATATATAATATTTTTTTAATATAATGGAACTTACAAAACAAGTTTTTTTGTGGACATTGGCTATATTAATATTAACATTGGGTGCAATTGCTTATTTATTGTATGTAACCAAAAAAAAATATATTTATCCTCCTTATGTAAATGAATGTCCAGATTATTATTATAAAAATAGTTTAGGTGAATGTTATGATAAAAATATGATTTTTTTTAATTCTTTAGATAATTGTTATAAAGAAAATTTTAATAAAAATGAATATAATGTTCAAGGTAAAGGCTCTAATAGTGGATTATGTAAAAAAAAAGAATGGTCTGATAAATGTAATGTATTATGGGATGGTATAACAAATAATACCAATTTATGTATATAAAAAGATTATAATATAATTTAATATGGAATTATACATAAATAAACCTTTACCTATTTATATTTGTGGAAATTCATATACAGGTAAAACCAAACTAATTTATGATTATTTTGAAAATAATGATTTGTATGATTATCTTTATTTATCTATACAAAATGTTGATAATTTAGATGTTATATTATCATATACAAATACGTCCATTATGGATATTTTTAATAAAAAAAATAGAAAAAAAATTATTATATTAGATGATATTGATAATCCCAATAAAAATGAAAAAAAAATAATTAATGATATAATTAAATATCTTAAAACAAATAAAAAAAATAATATGCATTTTAAGTTTATATTTTCTGGAACAAATCAGTTAAATAAAAAAATAAAAGAATTAATGAAGTTATGTAATGTAATACATCTAAAAAATAAAGATATACCTAATTATGCAAAAAATATTCAAATCAATCTCCAAAAAGTCATTTCTAAACAATTTGAGAATGACTTCGTTATTGAAAATGAAAAAGCAACTCAATGCTTATTATTTCATGAAAATATTATTGATTATTTGAAAACAAAAGATATTTATTTTTATTATAAATTTTTGTCTTATTATTGTATTGGAGATTATTATGATAGAATAAGTTTTCAAAAACAATTATGGATATATAATGAAATTACATATTATCTAAAAATGTCATCGAATTATTATATATATAAACAGCTTGATATTAATGTAGAAAATCCTAAATATCGTTTTACAAAAATTTTAACAAAGTTTAGTAATGAATATAATAATTATAAATTTATAATTGAACTATGTAATGAATTTAATATATCAAAAAAAAGATTATTTTTATATACAAAATATAAAAGTAATCTTTTTAATGAACCAAAACTAAAACGTTTAAGAAAATATTTTATGATTGAGACATAATATTTTCTAGTTTTTGTTTTAATTCATTATTTTCATTTGTGGTATGTTTTATAATATCGACTATTTCTTTGTTTGTCAATACTTTTTGTGTTTTATCTGGTAATGTAATAGTTATAAATTCTTTATGTTTATTTTCTAATTCTTTATGTTTATTTTCTAATTCTTTATGTTTATTTTCTAATTCTTTATGTTTATTTTCTAATTCTTTATGTTTATTTTCTAAAGTTGAATGTGATTGCTTTAATTTATCAAGATAATTTTGCGATTGTTTATAAACATGTATAATTTCTTGTTTATTTAATTCATGTTTATTACCATTAGGTAGAGTAGCATATATAGTTTGTTCTTGCATATTTTCAGCATTTTTTTTTTTAAGTTCTTTTTCTCTCTTATCTATTTCTTCTAATACATTTGGTTTATGTTTTACATCACCTTGTTCATAATTTTTTAAATCATCTACTACTTGTTTTGTATAAAAATTAAGAGATTCTTTATTTTTAATAAATGTATTAGGAGTTAAGCTAGATTCATTACAAACTGGACTAGATGTATTAATTAATTTACGTTTATCAAATGTATTTTGTTCATGAGATAAAACCAATATTGTTTTGAGTGGATCTAATTGAACAAATGGAACTGTATAATTTTTTAAAAAAAACTTTTCTTCTGCTAATATAGCACTATCTTCATAATGAGAATCTTTTAATAATGAACGTTTAAATCCAAATGTTCCGGCTGTTGCATGATTTTTTCCATATGGACCAAATTTATACATTTTATCTAAAGTATTAAACCACAAATATATTTCACTGGAACCAGAACATAGTGCATCAGAATTAGATAGTTTTTCAACACAATGAGAAACTCTTTCTGGTGGGTAATAATCATCATCATCAATATAAATAATTATATCATTGTCTTCTTTAAAATCACATAATTCATGCATATGATTTCTTTTTTTACCTAAATTCATTCTTTCTTTTGAATAAACATATTTTATAAAAGGTACACCTGTTACTAAATCACCAATTGGGTCAGTACCATCATCTAATATAATCCATTCCATATTTGATTGTGGATATTTTTGTTCTAACACATTTTGAATCATTTGTTTTATAAATGGTCTACGATTAAAGGTTGGTGTACATAAACTGACACGTGGTAAATTTACATTGAATAAATTATTTGATTTTGTTTTCTTTTTTTTACCCATATAACTATTTTATAATTATTGTTTATATTATTTACACGATATATCTATAGTTTTAATGTAATATTTATAAATAAAATAAATAAAACATAATGTTGCAAATAAACTCAAAATTGGACTTAACAATTGAAATATTAATAATAAAATAAAAAACCCAAAAATGATTTTACACCCTATAAGTATTTTTTTAAATTGTTCACCGCATAAAAACTCCCTTATTTCTGTTATATTTAAACCATTCAATGCTACGCCACCCAATAATAATTTACTTAAATAACCAATATAAATATTACTAGATACAGTATTTTGTTTTATAATTAATAATATAGCAGAAAAAGACATAAAAATAGTAATTATAATAAAAATACAACATAAAAGTAACCAAAAGAATATTGGAATATTATTTGGTCGTAATTGTTCAATCCAATTTATTTTTTTGTAAATGACCTCTTTTTTTATACTAAACATTGAATTAAATATATTAACACATATATTCATATATACAAAATATATTAGTAAATAACTTATAACACAAAAAACACAAAGAATTAATAATAAATATATTGGAATACTAAATATACTTTTATTATAAGTGGTAGTTGTATTTTTCAAAAATATTTGAAAAGAGTTTAATATAAAAAATATAGATAATAAAATAAATGGTATTAAAATAAAAATAATAGATAATTGAAATAAGAAATTATTTAATAAATGTGTATAAGATGAAAGATAATTTTTAGATACATTTAAGAATGATAATCCGTATACTATAATACCAAATAATATTATGTTAATAATTGAACTTTTTTTAAATAGAAAATGATATAAATCTGCTGTATTAATTAAACTTTCTACACTTATTTCGGTAAATATGTCTTGTTCCGTCTCCTTCGCTTTTTCTGTAATTATACATTCTGTGTTTTTTTTTACATCGGGTTTTGCTGGTGTATATTTGCACGTATTTCCGTTTTCTTGTGTATCTTTTTTCATAATAGTTTCTTTTATATTTGTTGGTAATTTATCAAAATATCCTTCTAAATTAACTAGTTTTTTTTGTAATATAAAACCAGATAATATTATTAAAAAAACTATAATTGCTTCTTTAAAAATAGAACATAATATAACAATATATTTCCATATGTTATCCATATTATAATATATTATTATTATAATATGAAAATATTTATTGTAATCATAATATTTATATTATTTTTATATTATCCATATTATGAACCAATGTTTATAAGAGCAAATTCATTTGATATATCTAAATATGAATCAAACACATATCCATGCACAAAATAATTATCTAGCATATAATATAGATGCATTCCCACCCATAATTCGTATAACATTGTATCTTTCTTCAAATAATACAAAATCAAATGCATATTTATATATTTTGGTTGGGTCTGTATCAATATAGCCTATTATATTACCATCTTCATCACATATTACATTATTTGTTTGGGTGTCATCTAAGTCTGGAGTAATCGTTAATATATCCATTGTTACATCTTTAAATCTACCTAAGTTCATAGCACCACACGGTTGTAATTTTTTTGGGTGTGTATCAAGTGAAAAACTATACATATATAGACCATCAGATGAATTTCCATTTGTATATTCATATTTTTCAATATAACGATATACATCTGCATCAAACTCATTTTCTCTAAATTTACCATCTACTAAAATAGATACTTTCTGTAATATATTTTCACTATTATTTTCAGTTGGAAATTGTGTGATAGAATAATCTTCAGTTGTATCGTTGTGAGATAAAGTAACAAACGATAAATCTATATTAGGAACATTTTCAAATTTCCAATTTGTATAATTAGACCATTCATTCCGTTCATATTGATCATTACGCCTTAAATACCAAAACCAATTAGATACTAAATTATTTGTTTCTATATCAATACGTTTTGTACCAGTAATTTGTGTATAAATTGTTTTTTTTATATCTAAAAATAAATAGGTTTGTTCATTTGCTGCAAATACTCTTGATTCTTCTTCTGATAAAAAAGCATAAGTATTGATTAAATGTATATCACTTGCCCATGTATTTGTTTGCAATTCATATATACCATTTTCTGTAGGTACTTGTAAAAAATTATACATTTGATATAAAGCTGAACCAAAATTAGGTCTTAAACGGTTTGGATCTAAATCTGTTTCAACGTCTAATGTTGTAAATAATTCACGCATTGGTTTAAGAGTAATATCAATTTGTAATTCACTATATTGTAAAGATACAAGTGGAAATGCACATTTAGATGAATTTGAAAACCAAAATGGTAAAGGTATATATAATTTACGACCATTAATAGAAGGTTCTGGTGGGTCTTCATTATAAATGCAATTTGGATAATAACCATTTCTATTATAAGCATTTTCTGGTTCATATAAAGACTTTTCATTACCAGTCATTTTATAAAAATGGTCGGTATTCAAATCATTTCTCTCAACCCGATTTTTTATATAATCTCCACTAAATTGTTGTAAGATTTGTCCACCACAACTTAAAACAACTTCTTCGATGATCATAGTTCCAATATGTTTTATCCATTTAAAATTATAAGGATTATATGATCCTGTATTATTATATATTGGACTCCATATATTTGGTAGCTGTATAACCAAATAACTATTTAATAATAATTCACCATATCTAGGTATTTTGAATGTAAATTTAGAAGATTCATTTGGTTGAATATTTCGTTGTCCATTATAATCAAGTCTATATTTTTGTAACCCAAAATTAGTATATTTTGCATATGTATTTTTAAAAAAGGTTTTACTTGGGTCGCCATTTAATATTATATTTTGATTGCCATAGGCAATAATATTTAATAATCCACCTGGCATACTTATAAATTAATTATATTTTTATATTACATATATGCAAAAATATATAATATTAATCATTTTTTTATTTATTTTATTTATTCTTATGTATGTTTATAATGAAATTAATAAATTAGATAAAAAATGTTACCAGTTTGATAAAAATGATAATAAACCAAATAATTTTACTACATCAGATGATACTTTAAATAAAACAACCATCGATAATATTATTTATAAATCTGCTTTTAATTGTTGTTGTATTGGTAATATGAGAAATGATTATGTAGATATATGTGCATTAAAAAATTGTTATTATAATGGTGCGAGAACATTAGATTTTCAAATATTTTCATTAAATAATAATCCAGTTGTTTCTGCATCAGTAGTAAATCAAAATGAATATAAAGAATTATACAATTATCTTAGTTTAAGTGAAGTATGTATAAATATCAATGAATATTTTTTAAAATCGTCCAGAACAAATAATAATAATGAAGTATTATTTCTTAACTTTAGAATAAATAGTAATAATATAGATATATACAATTCAATACACGACATATTATTAAAAAATTTCAATAATAAACATCAAATATTAACAAAAACCACTATGGGAAAACCAATTGAAAAATATACATTAGAAGAACTTAAATATAAAATTATTATTATGGTTGATTTAAATACTTCACCAGAATTTAATAATTTATTTAATTCGACAAAATTATCTAAAATTACATTAATTAAATTTGGCGCTGGTCAAATTAATCATGCCTTATATGAAAATGAGGTGGTTTATCAAGCACCTAATGCCGGGTTATCTTCTATATATCCAAAAAAAAAATATAGAACAAGTAATTATGATTATAAAAATAAGGGTATTAATAATGGTTTTAATTTTATTTTTATGAATTATCAAAAAAATGATAATTGGTTAAAGAAATATAATAATGAATTTAATACATATTCATCTTTTATGATAAAACAAAACTCATAGAAAATGTTTATATATATTATAAATGTCTTATAAAAGTATATTAATAGATGCAATTGAAATTAATGATAAAATACAAAAAAAAAAAAAAAAAAAATATATAAAAAATAAAAAAATTAAAAAAAAAAAAAATTTAAAAATTTATTTAAAAAAATTGTAAAAAATTTAGCTAAAAAAATTCATCAAAAAAATGATA